TCCGTCCTTGGTCAAGGCTCTGCCTCTCTCGGCACCGAGCTGGTGATCGACGGCGCGATCCTCGCCGACAGCGAGGCCGCCGGCCAGGTCGTGAGGCTCGGCGACAAGGGCTACCAGTGGCAGGCCAGCGTCGGCGCTGACGTGGACGAGCAGACGCTCGTCGCGGCCGGCGACACCATCACCGTCAACGGCCGGACCTTCGAGGGTCCGGTGCGGATCGTAACGCGCTCCACGCTGCGGGAGTGCTCGTTTGTAACCCTTGGGGCCGACGCAGCGACGGCCGTAGTCATTACCGCCAGTTCGGCGGGGGAGTCTCCTATGAACGACGAGACGAAGGCCGCCGACGGGATGCCGACGGGGCCGGTCGAGAGCCAGGACGGCGGCGCGATGCCGTCCGGGCCGAGCGATGTGGCGAGTGCCGCTCCGAAGATCGACGTGCAGTCGATCCGCGAGCAGATCGTGGCCGAGGTGAAGGGCGAGCTGCTCCAGTCGCTCCGCGACAACCGCGGCCCGGCCATTCACGCCAGCAAGCCGGTGGTCGACGAATCGCAGGTCGTCATCGCCGCGATGGGCATGGTCGGTGGCCTGCCGTCGGTCGAAAAGCAGTTCTCCGAGCCGGTCCTCGAAGCCGCCCACAAGCGGAGTCGGACGATCGGCCTGCAGGACGTGCTCGTCACGGCCGCCCGGCAGGGTGGCTACGACGGGCCGGCGACGGTCAAGGCGTCGAATATCGGCGTGGTGCTGCGGGCGGCGTTCGCCACCCACAACATCAGCAACATCCTTGCCGCGACTTACGGCAAGTACCTCCTCGCCGGCTTTGAGGCCGTCGAGTCGGTGTGGGAGCAGATCAGTCTCGTGCGTCCGCTGAACGATCTCAAGGCCGCTACCGGGGTTCGCCTCGACGGCGGGTTCGTGTTCGACGAGGTGGGCAACGACGGGAAGCTCAAGTCGGCTGACGCCGGCGACGCTGCCCGCACGCTCCAGGCGAAGACCTACGGTCGGATGTCGAGCATCACCCGTGCCGACATCATCAACGACGACCTCGGGGCTCTGACGGCGGTTCCCCGCCGGCTCGGTCGCGGTGCCGCGTTGAAGTTCAATCAGGTGTTCTGGGCCGCGTTCGAGGCGTCGAACTCGAGCTACTTCCAGGGTGCGACGGCCGGTGCCGGCAACGCTCTGGCGATCGGCTCTGTCGAGACGGCTTACGGTGCCTATCGGTCGCTTACCGATCCGGACGGGGCTCCTCTCGGCATCACGCCGAAGATCCTCCTCGTGCCGGTGGGACTGCGGATCGCGGCGGACAAGATCCAGACGGGCAACACGCTCCTGGCGTCGTCGCTCGGCTCGACCTCGTCCAAGGTGCTCGAGCCCCAGGCGAACGTGCTCGCCGGGAAGTTCACGATCGTCGATTCGGCCTACCTCTCCTCGTCTTCGACGTGGTGGCTGGCGGCCGACCCGGCGGATCTCCCGACGATGGAGGTGGGCTTCCTGAACGGTCAGCGTCAGCCGACCGTCGAGCAGGCGGAAGCCGACTTCGACACGCTCGGCATCCAGGTCCGCGGGTACTTCGATTTCGGCGTGTCGAAGGCCGAGAGCCGTGCCTGCTACCGCATGGCGACCGCCTGATCCACGCCCGCGTAATCCGTGCCCGGCGGGCCGAGGATGTCTCGGCCCGCCGGGGTGACGCTCAACCATCCATCCACAGTAGAGGTGCGACTCATGGCTACTTTGAAGAGTGATTCCGGCGTGTGGGACTACACGCCCGCCACCGCGAAGGCGGTCGGCGACGTGGTGATTCTCGGCAAGGTCGTCGGCGTCGTCTGCCGGCCGATCGCTGCCTCGACCAAGGGTGCGATCGCCACCCGCGGCGTGTTCACGTTCGATAAGGTGACCGGCGGTGCGCTCAACGCCGGTGCCGTCGCCTACCTCCACTCGAACCTCAAGGTCACCGGCACCGCGACCACGACCGGCATCGCCGGTCTCGTGGCCGTCGATGCTGCCGCCGGTGACACCACGGTCGACGTGGAGATCAACGCGGGCATGTTGTACGACCTCAACGTCAGCGGCCCCGCCTGATCGTGATTCATACCGCAAGCCGCCGGCGGTCGCCTCTCCTCGGGCACCGCCGGCGGTCTTGTGTGCGGAGGTGACACGTGGCCGACATGCTCTCCGACGGTGCGTCGTGGCTCGCCGATCAGCTCCAGGCGTCGGCGTCGCTCAACTGCGCCTACCGCCGTGGTGCGAATACGGCACAGTTCGCCGCCACGATCGGGAAGTCCATGTTCGAGTCGAGCGGCCAGAACGGCGTCACGGAGCAGTGGGAGAGCCGCGATTACATCGTCAAGACGAGCGAGCTGCCGTACGGCGAGCCGCGCCGCGGTGACCTGATCGTCGAAGACTTGAACGGCGTGTCGATGTTCTACGAGGTGACCGCGCCGCGGGGCGTGCCGCTCTTTCACTACGGGGACGCTTTCCAAAAGCTCGTCCGCATCCACACGAAGCAAACCGACCGCGACATCACCTACATCATCACCGAGCAGGGTGACGAGATCGTTGTCCCGCTGACCGCTCAGGACTGACGCCATGCCACTGCAAAAGCGCGTCGATCAACTGCCGGCAGCGACGGGCGTGACCGGCACGGACTTGATCATCCTCTCGCGGCCGTCCGGCCCGACGGGGACGGTGGGCACGCGATCGGTGCGGCTCTCGCAGCTCATCACGTTCCTCGAGGCCAACGGCGGAGCCACCGGCCCGACCGGTGCCACCGGGGCGGCTGGTGCGGCGTCGACGGTCACCGGGCCGACAGGCGTGGCCGGAAGCAACGGTGCGGCGGGAAGCAACGGAGCAACCGGGGCTTCGGGGCCGACGGGCGCGCCTGGGGCCGCCGGCAGCAACGGAAGCGTCGGGGCCGATGGGGCAACTGGCCCCACGGGCAGTACCGGTGCGGCCGGCAGCAACGGAGCAGCGGGCAGCAACGGAGCGGCCGGTGCCACCGGCCCTACCGGCCCCACGGGCAGTACCGGTGCGGCCGGCAGCAACGGAGCAGCGGGCAGCAACGGAAGCGTCGGGGCCACCGGCCCTACCGGCCCCACGGGCATCGTCTTTTCGTACGGCACGGCCTACCCGACGGGCGGCAATGCGGGTGATCTGTACCTCCGGCACTCGTGAGGATTGCGATGAACTTGTCCGCTCTCGCCGCGAAGATCCGCGAGCCGCAATACGCCGGGCTCTCCGACCAGCTCGTTGCCGACGCGATCAACGGGCTCCGCGTCTCGGTTCGTCGCCCGGTGCCGACCTGGGCGATTCGGCAAGCCGCAATCGAGGGTGGCTACTGGGTCTCGCTGCTTGATGCCCGCGAGTCGTCGACCGCTGCCGTCCGCTCGCTCGCCATCTCGGTTCTCGCGTGGATCGACGATCAGTCTGGCACGATTCAGACCGTCGATCTCGACCGGCCCGCGGTGGTCGCCATGCGGGCCGCGCTCGTCCAGGCGGGGATCGTGACGCAGGCACAGGCCGACGCGCTGTCTGCGTTGGCGGATACGTCGATCCCGTGGACGGAGTCGGTCGGGCTGCCAGAGATCGGCGTGGGGCTTGTCATCAACGCTCGGAGGTCGATCAATGGCTGATTTGAAGTTGGCATACGGCACGGCCTCCGATCTCACGGTCACGCTGGCGTCGATGGCGAGCGACACCAACCTCCTCACGGGGCGCGAGTCGGCAACCATCGACAACACGACCGCTCTCGTCCTTGACTATTTGGTGGCGGGCAAGATCACCGCGGGCACCTCGCCAACGGCTGCACGGTCAATCGAGGTGTGGGCTGTCGGATCGTGGGACGGCACGAATTGGCCGGACGTGTTCGACGGCACCGATTCCGCCGAGACGATCACGAGCGCCGACATCAAGGCCAGCGTATGCCGGTTTGTGGCCGCGATGGCGACGGCGAACACGAGCGACCGGACGTACCACTTTGGGCCGGTCTCGCTCGCTGCGGCGTTTGGCGGGACGCTGCCGCCGAAGTTTGTTCTATTCGTGACGCACTCGACGGGCGTCAATCTCAACAGCACCGCCGGAAATCACCAGATCCGTATTCAGCCAGTTTTCCAAACGGTGAACTGATGCGCTTTGAGCATCCATCGCTTCGCCAAGGGCTTATCCGTGCGTGGTGCCCGTCGCTAGGTGCCAGCGGTCTGACGTTGATCGACCGCAGCGGTCAGAACGCTCACGGCACTCTGACGAACATGGCAGGCCAAGACAACTGGCAGGCGAGCGGCAGCGGTGTGGCGCTCAATTTTGACGGAGCGGATGACTACGTCGCCTGCGGGGCGACACTTACTGGCGCGTTCACTTACTCAAGCTGGTTTTGGCTGAGGACATTTGGGGCGAGCGGGAAGGCAATACATTCCAATACTGCCAATGGCGCTATCTACCTTCCGGCTATTAGGTCAACCACAGTGATTGTTCAAGGAGACTCTTCCGGGCAGAGAGCCTTTACAGCATCGCCATCCCTTAACCAATGGTCGCATGTATGCGTGCGGCGACAGCCAGATAATCTAGTGTCTGTGTTTATCAACGGCGTGGAATTAGCGCCAACTACAAGCCCGGCGACTATAACCGCAGCGTTCACGCTCAACTCGCTTGGCCGATACGCTGGCAACACTGGCTACCTTTGGGATGGCTACCTCGACGATATCCGTATCTACGACCGCGCCATCACCCTCTCCGAAATCCGCCTGCTCGCCAGCCGTCGCGGGATCGGGCTGACGCCCCTGCCTGATCGTGCGGCGGGGATGCCGCGGAAGTTGTTCGTAAACCACGCGGGCACGTGGCGCAACGGCGACGCCTTCGTCAACACTGGCTCCGGCTGGCGGCTCGGAATCCCGTTCGTGAACGCCGGCGGCACCTGGAAGTGACGCACCCCCTCCGCTGACCGTCGCCCTCCCGGCACCATGCGGGCCGAGGAGGACGACATGCACGAGCACCTACACGCGGTGGCGATCCACGCCTACTACTGCAAAGAGATCGAGACGGGACGACGAGCAAGCGACCGGCTTCTCAACATGCCGCTCCCGGCCGATCTCGAGCGGCAGGCACGGGCCAATCGCACGTGGTACACGCCGCTCCTGGCCGAGCTTGCCCACCACGAGGCACAGCGGATCGAAGTCGAGCCGGCCCGCCGCGGATGGTCGACGTTCAACCCGGCGATCATCCCCGACGACACCGGGCTCCTGGCTATCGTCCGGTCGAGTAATTACCGGATCGACGACGCCGGGCGGTACGTGATCCCGCCGGAGGACGACGGTGCGATTCGCACCGAGAACATCCTCTGCCGGATCGACAAGGACGGGCACGCCTACGACGCGAAGGTGATCGTCCCGCCAGCCTACGAGCCGAACGGATTCGCGGTCCACGGGCTCGAAGACTGCCGGCTACGCCGGACCGCCCGCGGCGTGAGCGTCTCGGCCACGGTCCGAGACGCCGCCCCGTGGATGGGGCAGTGCCGGATCGGCGTTGCTGACCTCGACGTAAGCGAGGCCCGCCTGCACGGGCTACGGGTGCTCGAGTGGGAAGGGCTCCAGCCCCACGAAAAGAACTGGATGCCGCTGCACGGCCAAGACGGCTGGCTGTACGCCGCCAACCACGGCGGGCAGACGGTCACCGTGGCGGCCGACGCCGACATGCCCGGCGTGTACGAGGTGGCCGGCCGGGGCGCGGCTCCGCACCTGGCGGCAGGCTTCCGGGGCGGCGGGCAGCTCGTGCCAGTGCGGGACGGCTGGCTCGCCGTCGTGCACGAGGTGGCCTACATGGACGATGGACGGCGTGCATACGAACACCGATTCGTGTGGTTCGACGCGTCGTTCACGCTCCGCCGGTGGTCGCCGCTGTTCTCGTTTCTCAGGACGAAGTCGATCGAGTTCGCGGCCGGGCTGGCGGCTCTGGACGGGCAGATCGTGGTGTCGTTCGGCGTGAACGACGCCGAGGCGTGGACGACCTCAATCGCAGAGGAGGACGTGTGCGAACTTCTCGCGCCTGTCTCGTGACGGGCTACATCCAACTCGATCTGCCGAACCGGTCCCACGACGAGTACCGGCACCTCGGCGAGCGGCTCGTCGGGGCGGCCACCGACGCCGGGCACGAAGTGCGGCAGTACGGCGGCGGCGTCGATTCCTGCTGGCATTGGCATCTGTCCGTCGGTGCCGAGCTGCCGGTCGGCAACCCGTGCAAGGACACGCGGGCGTTTCACGCCGTGCAGCATCAAAAAACGGCGTGGGTGGTTGAGGCGGCGAACGAGACGAACGCCGACATCATGGTTTGGATGGACTGGGGCCTGCTTCACGTGCCGGGCATCACGCCGGACATGATTCCGGCGTTCCTCGAGCGGGCCGCGGCGTCGGCACCGCGGGACCGGGTCGGCATGGCGTCGATTTGGGGACCGCCGCGGCACATCCCCGATTGGCGACATGTCGGGTGGTGGTGTGCGGGTGGCGTGTTCACCGTGCCACGGTCGATGGCGTTTTGTTGGCATGATGCGATCGTCGACCGGGCAACGGCGTTGCGGGCCGAGGGCTGCATCACGTGGGAAGTGAACACGTGGGCGACCGCCTGGGCGAGATGGAATCACGTCGTCCGGCCGTGGATGTGTGACCACAACGAGACGATCGTGGAGGCGGGGCCGTGACCGACTACGTGGTCGTGATCCCGACGCGAAACCGCTACCGGCTTTGCCTGCGGTCCGTTCGGTCGGCACTCACGCAGACCGTGCCGCCGGTCGAGGTGTTCGTGGTCGACGACGCCAGCGACGATCCGCGTTACCAATGGCTTGAAGAGGTGGTCGGAAGCCCGCGGCTGACGGTCCTCCGCCGGCCGGTGTCGAGCCGGGAGGAGAGCGGGGCCGGGTTCGCGGTAGGCACCGTGCGAAACGAGGCGATCCGGCACGTGCTGCGGATCGGCTTTCTTGGGTGGGTGGCGTTTCTCGACGACGATGACGAATGGCTGCCGACAAAGGCGGCCGTTCAATTCTCGGCCGTGAACGGCAACGGCAAGTACGGGCTCGTCTGTGCCAACGCCTACAACCGCGCCTCCGACGGCGTGGTCAGCGGTTACCACCACGAGACGCACGGCAGTCCGATCGCCGACGGCGTCCGCGATGTGACGGCGATCTGCCGGTGTCGGGTGTTCAACCCGGTCATCAACTCGACGGCCGTGATCCACACGGCGATCGTCGAGCGGCTCGGCGATCAGCAGCCGGTCGGGTTCGGGGAGGATTGGGACTACTGGCAGCGGGCCAGCCGGCTCACCAACGTCATGCGAGTCGAGGAGCCGCTCGCGTGGTACACGATCGGCAACGCGAAGGAATACACCCTATGAGGCTCGGGATCTACGCCCTCGCCAAGAACGAGTCGAAGCACGCGGAAGCGTGGGCCGAGGCGGTGGCCGATGCCGATGTTCGCGTCGTGACGGACACCGGATCGACGGACGGCACGGTCGAGCAGCTCGAGGCCGCCGGCGTGACGGTCGCACGGTCGTACGTGATCCCGTGGCGGTGGGATGTCGCGTGGACGCAGGCTCTTTGCAATCTGCCGCCGGATCTCGATGTGGCGTTTCGCGTCGACCTCGACGAGCGGCCCCAGCCGGGGTGGCGGGCGGCGATCGAGGCGGCGTGGGACGGGACCACGAACAATTTGCTGTACGACTATTGGTGGTCGATGGACGATCAAGGGCAGCCGCTGCTCCGGTTCTTCTGCGATCGCGTTCACGCTCGCTCGGGGTTCGTGTGGCGGCAGGCTACCCACGAGGGGCTCGTCTGTTGGTCGGGCGAGAAGGTGCAGAAGAAGGCCGACGGCCTGGTCGTCGAGCATCACCGGGACCGGGGCAAGGCACACAAGACGGACCTCGATCTGCTCCGGGTGGCGGTCCGCGAATCGCCGGCCGACGCCCGTGCCCGGTGGTACTACGCCCGAGAGCTGGATTACGCCGGCATCCCGACGGCCGCGGGCGAGTTCGCCGGCTACCTCAAGATGGCCGGCGGATCGCCCCACGAGCGGTCCTACGCCCTCCGCCGGCTGGCGTCGATCACCGGCGACATGCGGCACCTCGAAGCTGCGGCGAAGGAATCGCCGCACGAGCCGGACCCGTGGGAGCGGCTGGCGCTCGCCCACCATCACCGGGACGATTGGCAGCGGTCGCTCGAGTTCGCCGAGAAGGCGATCGCGGCACCGATCAGCACGCACGCCACCGATCCGCTGTCGAAGGCGAGGGCCGCCGAGCTGGCGTCGATCGCCCTCTGGCACCTCGACCGCCGGGCTGACGCCCTCACGCACGCACGGGCCGCAGCGGCACAATTGCATTGGGACGAGCGTGTTGTGGCGAACGCGGCAGCGATGGAGGCGAGTCCATGAGCGTGCAGGGTGACATCGCGGCGGCGCTCGTGACCTCGCTCCAGGCGGTGACGTGGACGGCGACGGCCGACGCCGTGACGGTGGAGTCGAAGAACTTCCCGCAGTACGACATCGAAGACCTCGTCAATCCGGTGATCTGCATCACCGACGGGGCGATCGAGTCGGAGCGGATCGCCCGGTCGTCGCACATGCGCGAGTACGCCGTCGAGGTGTTTCTCGCTCGGCACACCCCGGAGGAGGCCGACTGCGACGTAATGCAGGATCTCCTTGAGGAGCTGCTCGGCTACCTCGAGGATCACTCGTGGGGTGCGGTGACGTGGCCGACGGGCGTGACCTCGCCACAGACGATCGCCGTCGAGAAGAACCCCGGCGAGGCTCTCGCCGAGCGAAACGTGTGGCGGGCCGGGATCGTGGTCACGTACCGCGTGCCGAGGAGTCACTGATGGGATGGAAAGCCGACTTTCGCACGGGGACGGTCGCCGGGGACGGGCTGCTACGCCCGCGGGTATCGGTGACGGTGAAGGAGGGCGGCGGCACGTCCGGGGCCGGGAAGCCGCCGAGCAAGTTTAAGTGGCAGCACGTGCAGAATCGGGTGGCGGTCGGCCGGCAACGGGCTCTCAAGATCGCCGGGGCCGAGGTGCGGCGGGCGACGCAACGCGCCATGTCGAACCGGAAGCCGCTCAAGGAAAAGCTCGTCGACCTCGGCGTCGTGAACGGCGAGCGGCTGATCGCCAAGCGGCGGCAGATCGCCATTCCCGACCGGGTGACGAGTTGGAAGACGGCCCGTTTTCCGAAAGGGTTCCTCCGGTCGGACATCCAATACGACTACGACGCCTCGACGGACAGCGTCGTCGTCGGTCCTACCCGGCTCCCGAAGCTCAACAAGCTCCACGAGGTGGGCGGCCAGGTGCGGCTGTGGTTCGTCCGCACCCGTGCCCCGTCGTCGGTGCCGCGGCGTTTGTCGGGCGGGGCGGTGTTTGGCATTACCTCGAACACGCCCGGCGGCACCGATCCGGTCGAGCTTGGCTCTCGCCGGGTTAAGGCTCGCCGGTACATGCAGACCGGGCTCGACGACGCCACGCCTAAGATCGCCGAGTCGTTTCGCGACACGATCTCCGGTCCGTGACCGCCACACCCCCTCCGGGGTTGTCGCCTCACCGCCGACGATAGAGCCACACCCCACGCGGAGGCTCTCGCATGGCCGGCGAAACGATCGTTCTCGGAAAGAACGTCACCTACACGGGCATCTCGAACGTGAGCGAAGGGTCGATCACGACCACGTTCACGGAAATCGACAAGACGAAGGCGGGCGACACCGAGCGGACGATTCTCCGCGGTTGGGCCGAGCAGACGCTCGAGGTGACCTGCATCGACTCACCCGGCGTCAATGAGGGCAGCGTCGTCACCGTCAGTGCGTCCGGCGCGAACGGGCACAACCTCTCCTCGATCAAGTTCCTCGTGACGAGCGTCTCCACGAGCGAACCGCTCGACGACAAGATCACCTACTCCGTCTCCTGCACCCGCGGCGTCCAGTAAGGAGCAACCGACATGGCAGTGACTCTCGGCCGCGACGGCGGCACGCCCACCGGAGCCAACGGCGCAACCGGCGTGATCTCGGTCACGTGGAACCGGGAGGCGACGGCAATCGACGTGTCCCACCGCGGGCTGGTCAACGCCAGCGGCATCTCCTACAAGGCCGCCACGGGCGGATTCATCACCCGCACCGCCGAGATCGAGTGCCTCGACGCCACGGCCGTGATGACCTCGCTGGCGTCCGCCGGCACCGGCTACATCGTCACCAACGTCTCGGAAAACCGTCCGCTCGACGGTCCGGTGACGTTCACGCTGACCGCCAAGAAGACCTCCTGACCATGAGGGGGCGGCATGGCGATCTCCCTCGGGCGTGATGCCGGTCTGACGTGGGACGGCGTCGCCGTGCCTGGCGTCCGTGATGTCACCGTGAGCTACGCCGCGGTGACCCGTGAGTTCCAGCCGTTCGGCAGCCGGACGATCGTGTCGTACCACACGGGGTACAGCGTCTCGCTCACCGTCGAAACAATCGACGACGCCGCGGCATCGACCGCCGTCGCGGCCAGCCTCGCCGGCACGGAGATCGCAGTCGTTGCCGGCGGGCACACGTTTACGGCGGTCGTCGTGAGCGTCTCGGATGCGCAACCGCTCGACGACGTGCGGGCGTACGCGATCCAGATGCAGAAGACCACCGCGGGGCTCCGATCATGAGAGAGTTCAAGGACAACGAAGGCAGGCCGTGGCGCGTCTCGCTGACCGTGTCGTCGGCGGCGAGAGTCAAGGACTTGGTCCGCGTGGTGCCGCCGCCGAAGTCGGCCGACGAGCCGGCCCCGACCGAGCCGGTGCCGTTTGACCTGATCGACGCCGGCGACATTGCCAGGACGTTTCAGATTCTGCGGTCGAACTTCTCGGCCCTCGGCGAGACGCTCTACGCCTTGCTCCTGCCGGCGGTCGAAAAGGCCGGGCTCACGAAGGACGAGTTCCTCGACGGGCTCCGCGGCGAGTCGCTCGAGCACGGAGGGGTAGCGGTCGAGGAGGAGCTTGTCGGTTTTTTCCCCCCTCGCCTTCGCGGCGTGGTGACCTCGCTCGCGGCTCGGATGACCGAGTTGGCAGAGGAGGTGACCCGGCAGGCGGAGGCGGCGCTGCGGACACCTGGGCCGTCGTCTGGGAGTGTGCCGGCATCCTCGGCGTCCACCCCGGAGAGTGGACCGTCCGGCAACTGATGGCGGCCCGTGATGCGCGCCTCGAATCAGATTGGTGGCACACGGCACAGCAGATGGCGCAGTTTTTCAACGCCCACCGGGGGCAAGGCAAACCGCCGATGGAAGCCGCGAAGTTCAACCCGTTTGCGACGCAGCGACCGACACCGAAGAGAGAGCCGACACAAGCCGATCTTGAAGCCCTGTTCGGACCCGCCGGAGGTTAGTCCATGTCAGCATCAGCGGTCCGCGGCGGCCAGGTCTACGTCGAGATCGGCGCGAACCCGTCGAAGCTGCTGAACGCGCTGCGGATCGTCAACACGCAGGTCGGCAACCTCGGCAGCGGGATGGCGAGCGTCGGCCGGACGATGGCGTTGGCCGGATCGGCGATTGCCGGGCCGATCATGGCGGCCGGCACCGCGTTTGCCAGTCAGAACGCCGAAGTCCTGCGGGCTCAAGCCTCGCTGGTCTCGCTCGGTGAGGCCGTCGGCAAGGCCGTCGCCCCGGCCGTTGTCGGGGCGTCAAACGCAATCGCCGGCATGGCTGAAGCTGCGGCCCGGTTCGTCCGCGAGAACGAAGAACTGGTCCGCCAGGTGCTCGCCGTCGGCGGGGCTCTCGTCGGCGTGGGGGCTCTGCTGTTCACGTTCGGCAAAGGGCTCTCGATCGTCTCTGGCATCGCGGGAAGCATCGGCCCCTCGATCATGTCGTTTGCAAAGATCATTGCAACGGTAGGCGGCGCACTCATCACGATCGCCACGAGCGGCCCGGTGCTGGCGATTGCCGCCGTCCTCGGCGGCATCGCAGTCGCGGCCCGCGTCGCCGGCGTCGATCTGGCGAAGATGGCCGGCTCGCTGCGGGGATCTTTTGACGGCCCGATCAACGACGCGAAGGCGCTGCTCACCGACCTCGGCGAGACAACGTCAACGACGATCACCGGCGTTTACAACTCGATCGCGGCCGGGGACATCGCCGGGGCTATCGACATCCTCTGGTCGGGCGTGCAGGCGGCGTGGCTCCGCGGGCAGGCGGCGATCATGGGGGT